CATCATAGGGAAATTCTATTCTACTTATTGGGTTAATGGAATAAGGATTTATCATTTCTGGATTGCCTTCTAGTGGATAGATCCTTCCATTAATATCAAATAAGAAGTGCATCCCCTGTTCACCTTCCCTATCTTCTGACCAGAATACAAACTCCCTATCACCTTTAATATTTGTGCCTCGCTCATAGCTATAACCATAAGGCTCTAACTCACCTTCATAATAATATTCTCTAACATTCGGAAGGATATGATACTGTATTTTCTGTAGCCTGTTATTCCATACGCTCTTTACATGAATCGTTCCCAATAGCCAAGCTAACTCACTTGCTAATCTGCTTTGTGAATTAAGGTGATGTGTATAGGTTAGATATTCTTCTGCGAGTTCCCCACCTATAAATCTTTTAGCTGGATTCTTGTATAGCATCATTCTGGCTCTAGCGAATCTTGATACTACTTTGCCTAATGGTAATGTAGGGATCTGGCTTAATGATGCACCGCTAAAGTATTCTTGCACATAACTTTCTACGCCTTTATTATAATAGAAATCTAGTGACATTTGTCTTTGCTTATACTCTTGTTGAAATACAATATCTTCTGCATTTTTTATAGATTCAAATACTGCTTTCTTCCCTAAGTCTGGGATTGTAATCATATCATAATAATTCATTAGCTAACAGCCCTATTCTGGTTAATCATCATATCTGCCATTATTCTTCGCTTTCTATCTTTATGTTCTTTATCCAGAGATAAACCATATAGATGCAGACCAATTAATGCTCCCAAAATTCCAACTAATACGCCCATTATAAATATTACCATTCGTAACTCACCGCTTCTCTTTTAACTACTGGGTACTTATACGATATATAATAAGAACAAGCATCCATCATGTGAGTAAGTTTTATATCGCTTTTATCAATCTTACCATCTCTAGTTCTTTGTACCTGTTCTAAATCTTTTATTAAATAAACACATTTAGGATCTATAGTCATTCTGACTTTCCCATTAGCATCTTTTAACATTCTATTCAAAGCGTTTAATCTATCAATTACAGGCGGATTAGCTTTCTTAGCTATAATATAAAAAGAATGATCTTTGAGGATCTGGTGATCAGAGCGATTGCTTGTAGTTGATCTGGATCTACCAGCGGCATCTGGATAAACAGGAATATTAGGAGCAATCTTTTTCATTTCCTTTGCCATTTCTTCTGTATTGGAATTAGTAAGTCTAATTTCATTAAGATAATGGATTGAGTTAGTAAATTCCATAATAAGAACTGCACTCATGTAATCGACATTAAAGTCAATTCCCCATGCTAATCTGTTAGTCCTTTGATCTGTTTGCTTTACATGGATCTGCCTATCAAAGTTATACGCTGCCCTATTGCCTGTTGTTTCAAACGAGGCTAAAAACTCTGTTCTAAAAGCCCTTTCATCCATCATTGATTTAGCTTTCTGTATTTCCTTTTCTGGTACAAAGCCACCATCTACAGTTGTAAATTGCCAAGATTTCCAGTCAATACTCTTGCCCTGTCCTAACATATAGGCATCATATAAATGATCGTAGCCATTAGGTGTACCTATAAACAAAGCATCCCCATCTGTTGTTGTAAGCATAGGATAGATAATTTCTTCCCAAACATGAGGCTTGATGTAGCTGTATTCTTCCATACATACCATATCAATCCCAGCACCTCTAAGATTATTTTCTTGCTCTGATCCTTTAATTGCAATCTCTGCTCCATTAGGAAGTTTGACCAGTAATTCAGATTCATTAACTTGTGCATCATAATCTCTAAATATAGTCCTTAATAGCTTCCATGTTGTTGTCTTGCCTTGCCTGTAAGTAGGTGTAATAATCCATCTTCTTTCATTAGGTTCTATCTTCCGAGATAGCAACCACATTAAACTTAAATAAGACTTCCCAAATCTTCGACCAGCCACTAAGACTTTTCTCTTGGCTGGATGTTTTATAATTGCCCTTCGTTTGGTGTCTAAAGTCCAATTAATCAATGTTCATTATTTGTATAGGTTCGCTCTTGTGAGTTACTTCCCTAGATTCTTTAGGCTTCCCTTCTGTTCTATCTGCTATAAATTGTACCGCCCAATGCTTCCCCTCTAAGGCATACTGAAATACTTTATACATGATTACATCTAATTTTGTTTTGCCATCCAGCGTACCTTCTTCTTCTCCAATTTTTCGCAGTATATCTGGAATAGATTTAACCTTTGGCGGTCTGCCATTAGGATTACCAGATTGACCTTTCTTCCAGCCTTTGCCAGTTATTCCGCCTTCGTTGTTTATTGGTTGCTTATCAACCTTCAACACGCTTAACCCTTTCCGCTTTTTTTCCTGTAAATTCTTCCCAGCGTTTAACTATAACATCACAATAATGTGGATCAAGTTCCATACCAAAACATTTACGATTAGTTTTTTCTGCCGCTATTAGTGTAGAGCCAGAGCCAAGAAATAAATCCATAACAGTATTAGCATCATGATTAGATATTGCTTTTATTGCTAGTTCAACAGGTTTTTGAGTAGGATGTAATTTATTTTTAGAATCTCTATTAAAATTCCATACAGTATCTTGATTATTACTACCAGACCACTTCAATGTTTTATTTTTTGGTTTCCAGTATAAACAAGGCTCATGCTTTTGTTTATAGTGAATATTCATATTAAAAGTAGAATTGTTTTTAACCCATATTATGAGGGAATGTATATCTCCATATTTATAAACAGAGTTATATAAATCAAATGGGTAAGAACCAGCAAACCATGTATAACAAGCACCAATACAATACTCGGATATTATTGGTATCACCTTAGAATAAATATTAGTACCAATATGGTCATCTTTTAACTTCTTTCTTTTTTTACTACCACCATCATAATCAACACCATAAGGGGGGTCGGTAAATACCATATCAGCTTTCTGGTTATCCATTAGCCTTTCAACATCTTCTTTCTTTGTAGCATCTCCGCATAAAACTCTATGCTCTCCTAGTAACCACAAATCACCCAGCTTAGTAACTGCTTCTTCTACCTCTGGAATCTCATCATCATCTATTAAGCCTTGTTCTGGTTCATCTTCATAGAATTGTAATTCATCATTAGAGAATCCCCATTCTGTTAGTTCTCCTACATCAAAGTGATTAGCCAGAGAATCATAATCCCATTCACCTACATTTTTATTCAGTCTTATATTTAATTCTTTTTCTTTATCTAGGGGAAGATCTACTTCAACACATGGAATCTTATCTAGCCCTAATTCTGTAGCTACTCTTAATCTCTGGTGTCCGCCTACTAGAATATTCTTGCGATCTTTGTGTTTGTTTATGATAAGCGGATCTACTAAGCCAAATCTAGTAAGTGAATCTTTTAGCTGCGAATATTGGTCTTTGGTTAGTTGGCGAGGATTGTACTCCGCCATTATTATATCTGTAGGTTTATAATATTGAATATTCATAGTTATTTGGTTTGCCGACAAACCTATGATCTATTTCCATTCTATCGCCCTTATCATCATTTAGTATCTTTTTTGAACGAGTGAGGGAAGATCGCCCCTCTATATATACAAAAAAACCACTACAAAATAGTGGCTTAATTGCTTATAAGTTAAAGTATTGTTAGGCTTAGTAGCCTACAAAGTTAGTCTTGATATTGAGTTATTTTATTCCAGAAATCTTTTTTACTAATTACACCCCATTTAAACGCATTTTTTAACTGCTTATTAGCTAAAACTTTAGTAAAGAATTTTTCATCTACACTAAAATCAGCTATTTGTTCATATTGTTTTTCAAATTTAGCAACTCTTTCACCCCTATAAAAATACATCAATTCATGTTTAGTATTTAATGAATGAGTTTCATATTTAGGATTGCCATTATAGTCTTTTACGCTATACACCATGTAAATCGCTCCACTATTTTTATTTACCCAGTAAGTTGGTTTGTCTAGTTTAGTCATCTTACTTACCCCCTTCTGCTTCAATGCTCTTTCTCCATTCTTTAAAAGCTGCGTAGGTCATTGTTTTATTTGTTTCTGGAGCATATCTATATATAGTTTGGATTGCTACAGATTCTTTACTAGTTCTAGTGATTATATTTAAAGCAGAATCATTCCAGTTTTTTTCTTTTTTAGTTTGGTTTATTTTTAGTTCCATTATCATCTCCATGATTGTCATTTAATAGTTGATTGATATTAAATAATATTAATCAAAGAGTCAAGAAATATTTTAAACTATTTTTTCTTCAATACATTAATTAATAATCCTTCTTCTTTTTCTTCCTCTATCATACCATATAACATAGTTAAATAATTAATCGCATCCTGTATTCTACTTTTTATGCTTTCTGATCCTTCTCTGCCATATAAAACATAAGTTCTAAGGCTATCCATGTGTTTTAGTAAGTACACCATAAGGATTAATTTAGGATCTAGGTTTAATCTTTCGCCTATACTCTTAAAATTAGCAAATTTGTCTACTGAATCTTTTCCATCATCGACAGTATATTCACGACCTTTTTCTATTTGTATCTCTTTGCAACCATCTAAAAGTTCATCACTTAATTTAAAAAAATCTTCTACTTTCATAATTCAAAATCCATGTCCATAAGTTTATCCATAGCCCTATCATAATAAGTTTCTATCGCACTTGGTGAAACTTTTAATAATGTAGCTATCATTCTAAAATCGTTTATCCCTTTATTAAAAAAGCAATCCATAACTTGGTTTTCTCGCTTTGATAATACTTTTATAGATTCCCTTCCAGCTATAAATGCTTTAAGATGTTTTTCTTCTTGTTTTTTTTCTTTAATTTTATTTTCCCAGCTATCTTCTTCCTTTCCGCATAAAGGACAAGGCTCTGTTTTTTGTTCCATTTTTACCTCATGTGTTTAATACTTTGTTTAATGTGTATAGTACAAGGCTGATACTGGCTGATATACCTAGTGACCAGATCGCAACTCCCATACCTAAAAACATAAAATTTAAAATCCATTCATAAATGTCTAGTGTAAATATCATTTTTTGCTCCCATTAAGTTTTTTCTCAATCCTATGTAGTCTGATAATCATTGATAAATTCATTATTAATACACAAAGAATAGTAAACTCCCAGTAAGGAAAATACTCTGTGCTAAATAATGCTTCAAAATAATATCTCATATTGCTCTCCTTGTTTAATGTTTAGCCCTTTCCATTGGTAAGCCAACCAATTATAAGCAATTTTTTTTCTAAATTATTTATTTGAAAGGGCATTATTTTGGTACACTCCTGTAATTTGTGGATCGTGTACTTGAATTTTTCTTATGTCTAATATAAGGCGTATGACAATCGCCACATCTAAGAACAGGGAATCTGTTTGCTGATGTAAAATATTCCGAATCAGTTTCTAGTAAATTAGGTGATGCACAATTAGGGCAAACATCTTCATCTAACAAGACTCCCAGATTAGGATGATTTTTAATATAAGGTCTTATCTTTAAATACATTTCCTCTAAGCCTTTTACATCATGGATATTATAATCTAGCATTTTATCTATAGCTTCTTGATTGCCTTTCTGTACTTCTATCCAGAGATCTATTCCGCCAGTTTCTTTCTTTTCTTGTAGCTTAAATTTTTTAGTAAGAAAATCCTGTTTAAATGATTCAAATGCAAATTCCCTTCTTGTAATTTTTAAAGTGTCTATAGTTCTAAAGCTGGTAGGCGGAAGGATACCATTAGATACAAATCTAGCATTTATTTTTCTTAGGTCAAATCTATCTCCATTATGAGCGACTACAATATCTGCTCTTTCTAGTAGCTTCCAGATGCTTTTTAATATTCTTTTGTCATCTCTGTTTATTGCTTCTTCTGGTGTCACTATATCGCTTATTATATTATCATCATAAAGCCATTTAGCTGCATAAGATAACATGAACCAAGTTTTGTAATTGCCTTTATTATCTTTGATGATGTTATTGTGACTAATGAACTGCTTATACAATCCCCAGACATAAACTTCCATAAGGCTAGTTTCTATGTCAAATATTAATATATTTGGCATCTGGTTCTTATAGTCTTTTGCCCTATCGTGAAAATATTCGTTAAATTGCTTTTCACATCTTTTACATTTATACCTCTGGGAAACCGCTACTCCTTTAGTATACTGAAAGCCTTTTTTAACGACATCCCCATTATGACACTTAGGGCAATTCATAAGCTACTCCTTACACCACTTGCAAATGGTTTTCTTTTTTCCATATTTAGGGAAATCTACATAGTATTTAATATAGCAATCTTTATCCTGTTTATGCTTATCATTCTTGGCAGCTATATAACTAATCTCCCAGCACCTATTGCATTTTTTACAATAGTTGATATTTTCATCTGCCAGAACAGAGTCCATCTTATCTCTAGTTTTGTATGTAGTCTTTCTTGTCTTTTTTTTAAATTCAAAAAAATCAAAATATTCCATTAATTTAATATCCTTGCTAAAATTTCTTTGTCTTTGTTTGGCTGGTTGTATTTATCTGGCTCTGGTGGGTTAGGAGCAAACTCAACTCCACAACAACTTTGCTGTTTAAGTTGGTAATCATTGGGATAGTTTTTCTTACCGCATTTATTACAGTAAGCTATGTATAAGCCTGTTTTAGTTTTCTTAAATTTGTTCTCTACTACTGGCTTATCTATCTTCCATTCTTTTTTGTTGCTCATCCAGTTAGCTAATCTTCTAGTGATGTCGAATGTTTGCTGCATCTCAAATTTCATCTTTGATCCAGATTTATTTTTTTCTGTCCAATAACTAACAAATTTATCTATTTCATTCTTATCATAGCCTTTAGAATCTACATAACTATTTGCTTCTAAACTAAATTTTGACTCCCTTTCTTGTATTTTTTCTTTTACTTTTACTTTATCTTTATATTGTTCTTGTTCTTTAGCCTCTTGTAAGGAGCTAGTAAGCCCCATAAATTTTATTAAGTTATGTTTTGTTAGTTTACTAATTACAGACTTGTGCATCCTATTATTTTCTTTTAATTCACCATATTGGAAATCTATAAAATCTTTTATAAACCATCTTTTTTTGTTAGCAAATTCAATAAATTGTTTACTAAATACTTGCCTTATTTCCTGTTCATCAATCCCTTTACAAAAGTAATCAGCTAGGTCAAAATCTACCTCCCAGATCCCAGCATGGTCGCAATTATCTAGCAAATAAAACCAAAAGATCTTATGATCATTACTTAGAGTTCTAAACCAGTATTTTTTCCATTTTTCTGTGTCTGTAAATCTTTTAGCCATAATTAAGCCCTATATGTTTGAAGATATTCTTCATAACCTTCACGAATAGTTTTTTCAGCAGCTTGAAAATAAAATAAATATTCATCATAATCTTCAAATATTTCTTGATTTAATTCTAAAACAACTGGTAAAAATAACTTTTCAATTTGCTTAATTTTTCTTTTGTTAAATTTATTTGATTGAACAAATTCAAATAGATCTCTAATAGCCTGTTCAAGTATGACTGCTTTATGTTTAAGTTTTTCATAATTATAATTTTTCATTTTAGTATTTCTCCAGTTCTTTTTCTAATTTAGCCTTTATTTCTTTAAAATCCCATAGCGATTTATCTATAATATTAGAGCGTTTTTTTAATCGGTTAAGCCTTGCTCTGCCTAGTGCTTTAATCGCCCATTCTTTAGCCTCTATCGGATGCTTATGCCACCAGTAAAGGTGACATCCTACACATAAAGCCTTAACATTCTCTGGCTCAAATTGCATTTTTGGAAACTTGCCTCTGGGATAAATATGGCTAGTATGCAGAGCAGTAGTTTTTCCACATCTCAAACAATACTTATCCCTTGCAAGAACTAACTCCCTAAGAAGTTTACTTAATTGATTTTTTTCGTTTTTTTTCAAACTGTTTTAGTATCAACTGTTTCAATCGGTTGTGTGCTGCCCCTTCTTCTTTAATCTTCCCTTTATTTAATAATTCTCTATAAAATGAAATGAGACTAATTTTTTGAGGGCGTTTTTCTTTAAAAGGGGAGATCATCTAATTTCTCCTGTACTTTCTGTTCTTCTTTTTGAGTTTCATCTAAAGATGTTTCCATCAAACAGGCTATTTTAAACATTTCTGGCATAATACTGGCGATTTTATTAACCTTTTTACTTAATTCTATATCTAAGTTTGATACTAATCTTGTCGCATTATTAAACGCCATTCCCCATTTAATATCTAGTGATCTATTATTATTAACTGGGTTTGAATTTCCAACTGCCTTAGTACCAGCAGATGT